GATAGTCTGCTTCAAAAATTATGATTCTTAATTGATCGTAAAAGTTTGGATTCTGATAAAAAAACTCTCCAAGAAATCCTTCACAGTCTGCTACCAACACATTGAATTTTAAATTATATTTTTCTTCTATTTCATGTAATGTATATGATAATATATTTGATTTATTATCTTCTACAAATGTAGCAGCATACCCATCTATATAATCATTTATATTTGTTAAAGATAATTTTTTATCACTACAGAATCCTTTCAGAATATGAAAATTACAATTATTATTTTTTTTATTGATTTCTAAAGCACTCCATACACGTTCATCAGGTTCGACTGATACTTGATTTAATTTATTATTTAACTTTTTATTTATCCTACAAGATACAGTACCATATCTTGCTCCTAATTCAAGAACTATATCATCTGGTTGTATATGTATATCTACTAATTGTTGTTCTGTTACTTCAATTAAATTTGTATTTATTTTTTTTTCTTTCATATCTATAAATTCCATGTTCAATATTCCTACTCTATACATTAACCTACAAAAAAGAAAAGATAGAAAAATACACATTGAAAATCAATTGAAAGATTTTAAAAATGTAACAAGAATAGAAGCTGTAGAAACTGATGATGGCTACAAGGGTTGTGTTCAGTCTCATATTAAAGCATTACAACATGCTAAAGAACAGGGATGGGATCAAGTATTAATATTTGAAGATGATTTTGAATGGGTTAATAAAGATAAATTTGTTTATCCTGAAATTGATTTTGATGTATGTTTACTAGAAGGACTTGTAACTCAAAAAGAAAGTGTTTCGTGGAACTACAATCGTGTAAAAGAGGCACAACACACAGGAGGTTATTTAATTCAAAAAAAGTTTTATGATACTCTTATCAATTGCTTTCAAGAATCTTATGATGAATTATGTAAGGATTATTGTAGAGATAATTATTTAGATATCTACTGGTGGAAGATACAAAAAGATAATATTTTTATTTATCCTACTTTAAAAATTGGTAAACAGATGGAAAATTATTCTGATATTAAAAAAAAAATAATGAAAAGATAATCTAAATTTTATTTTAATTAATTTTATTAAATAAATAATTTAAGTTTAAAATATTTAAAAAAAATCTTTGTATATAATATAAAATAAATGAGTAATAATATGTCTAATAATTCTTTTACCCTTACAGAAAGGTTTAGTATTTCCGATGCTAATAAAATACTACAACTAGGTTTGCTTGATGATGAAAAGAAAGCAAGTCTTAAAAAATATATTAAATATTCCAACAATGGTAAAGTTGTTGTTAGATATACTATCAATGAAATTGGAAGGTTAACTATTCGTATAGATTCAATTAAAATAGATAAAGAAGGAAATCCTAAGGATACCTGTCGATGTCAATATAACATGAATAGAATCACTAAAGGTTCAATTTGTCATAGAATATATGATGATCTAGATGTTGTCAACTGTCATCCTGTACTACTCCAGCAAATATTTGAAAAGAAAGGATATAATACAAAAACACTCTCAAAGCTAATTACAAAAAGAGATATTATATTTAATGATTTTAAAAGAAAAGGTATTGATCGTGATTCATGTAAAAGTTTATTTATGGCTATCTTCTACGGAGGTAGTCCAGAGAAATGGATGAGAGATAATAATATGAATGAGATTCCTAAGCTATTTTACAAACTTGAAAAGGAAATGATTGAAAACAGAGATAAACTATTATTGGAAGATGGAATGGTAAAATATATTATGGAAGCAGAAAATAGAAAAGGTGAAAATGGTTTTAATCTCAAAGGCTCGGCACTATCCTACTACATACAAACTGAAGAGTGTAAAGTTCTTTTATGTATGTATAACTGGCTTCAAGAAAATAATTATGTAGTAGGTGCTTTGATTCATGATGGTTTGCATATTGAAAAATTAAAGGATGAATGGTCTCAAGATTATGTTAAAAGAATGTTAGAACAACAAATCAAAAGTAAAACAGGTTATGAACTAGAATTGAAAATTAAATCATTTGAAGTTCCTGAAGAATTAGACAAAATGATTATCGTTGGATCTGATTATGAAGGAGGTCAATTAGTATCTGATAAGTTAAAACATGATTACATTCAATGTAATGGAAGAAACTTTATGAAAATTGATAATGTATGGATCTCACGAGAAAAAGATATCAAAGAAGAATTAAAAAAGATAATAGCACAATTAAATATTTTTATGGATGATGGAGGAGCATTGAAGCCATACTCAACTATGGCCACTGGTAACTCAAATATTTTAAAGTTTGTCAATCCTACAGAGGATGAATATTTTTTGGATAAGTTGTTTAATAGTAATTTTAAGAAATTATGTTTTAATAATGGTTACTGGGATTTCTTGAGTAATACACTCAAGCCCTATGATACTGAGACATATACAGCTGTAAAAATAAAGAGAGATTATAAACCTTCTACAAAAAAGTTTAGAGATCAAGTCTATGATAGAATATTAAATCCTATTTTTGCTAATGATAATGAAATGAGAGATAGTTGGCTCAATACAGCTGCTAGAGCATTGGCTGGAGAGATTCAAGATAAAAACTGGGTAGTCTGTATGGGTGAGAGAGATTGTGGAAAAGGTGTTTTAGTTGGAATGCTTGAAGCAGCTTTTGGAGATTACTGTAGAACAACTAATGGAGAAAACTTTGTATTCAAAAATAATATTGGAGATAGTGCTAAGAGTTTTTCATGGTTAATACCTTTTGAGTTCAAAAGATTCTGTTTAACAAATGAGATTACTAGAGATGAAAATAATACATACAAAATGAATGGAAATATCTTGAAAAAATTAGCAAGTGGTGGAGATGTCATTGAAGCACGTTTAAATCACCAAGATGAAATTAATTTTCAAACACAGGTTCGTCCAATGATCTTCTGTAATGATTTACCACCTATCACACCTACTGATGCTAAAGAGACAAGTTCTATTTATTACTTCCCATCTAAATTTGTTGATGATGAGAGGGTAGGTACAACAGTTAGAAATCAAGAAACAAATGAGATTATTATTTCATACCATAAGAAAGACGATAACATTAAATCTTGGAGCAAGTCTAAAGACGTAATTAATGCTTTTGTGGATATACTCTTTGAAAGTTATGGAGAAAGGTTACCATTACCAAAATCAATGGCTGAAGCTCAAAAAGATTTCAAAGAAGCTGAAACTGAATACACACTACTTGATGAACTACTATTATACAAGGGGCAGACTTATGATGACTGGGATACTGAAAAAGATTGTAGTATACAAAAGAAGGTCGGCTATGATGATATTATTACCACTAAACAATTGAGATATTTAATTACTAAAAAGCAAATCAACATGAGTCCACAGAAATACAATAAATATCTAACTAGTCGTGGAGGTATCAAATGCAAAATAAAGAGAGACGGCAAATCATTTGATGGCTGGAGATCTCTGAGAATACTTGAAGATGAATAGATTTAAAAATATGATTATAATATATATTGTAATAAGATGAGACGACAATTAAAAAATATTTATGATGACATTGATACAGATATAAATGAAGAAGTGAAAAAAATATTTACATTCACAGGAAATAGAAAAGATAAACTGACTATTCGTGAAATCAAAAAAATATTTGAACTACATGATATACAAGTCAAGAGCAATCATGTAAATAAATATATGAGAATAAATGGATGTATGAGAACAACTCTAAAAAATGAAGGAGCTGTTTGGGGGGTTACCGATCGGATCCCAAATATCTCAAAATGAGTCCTACTCATGAAGGCCCAGACTTATAGGATATGTAAATTTATATATATACTCTTTGGGTCTACTAATATATAATATATTAGTAACTTTAGTAACTTTAGTAATTTATATATATAGTATATATATATAATAGAGTGTAATAAGAGCATAAGAGACCATAAAAAAAGTTACGAAAAAAAATGATGTTTAGTAACCCTTTCGGTCACCTTTAGTAACCTTATCATTTTTTGAACCTTGCCGACCCTTGGGGGCAGTATAACCTTTAAAAACTTTTTTAGGATTGATCTTTTTTTCTTCTTTTTGTTTTTCAACGAGTTTAAAGCATTCATTGTTGTCATACATGGTAGCTTTTTGATGAGGCATTTTTATTATAATTATAATTATATTTTTTTTATATTTTGAATATTATAAATTATGTCATTAGTAGTATTGTCAAATAACAAATTTGAAAATCTTAACAATGTTGATGTCATACCACGTGGGCTTGACCGAGCTTACTCATTCACTAACAATCTTCAGACACCATTAGTGATACCTCCTAATAGTGAAGTAGCTTTACAAAGTATTAAGATGAATAAGGATGGATTATTTAGTGTTGGAAGAAGTAATTCAACTATGTATCAATATATAGGACAACTTCTTACAGATAGTTTTACTTTTGATGAATCTACTAGACATCCAGCACTTATCAGAGTTGATCCTTATGGAGAATATACCGTTGAAGACTATGTAGAGAATGCTCTTATTCCAAATATGAATACAGGTATTTATCATCCTGATATGCAAGGTGAAGCTAATGCTTCTGTAAAAAGAAGTACTGGTAATTCTTTTGAAGGTTTTAATTTAACGTATGATAAAAAGGCATCTGCTTCTGGAACTAATACAAGACCAAGTCAAGATAGTTCTCCTACGAATCAAGTAGATTTTGTAAAAGGACAATTACAAGCAGATGGCTGGGAGTACACTTCTTCCAATCATAGATTAACTAAAAAGTCTGGTAATGGTTCTGTAAATCCTAGGGCATTTGCTCAGATATCATCAGCACCTCTAACTTGTACTGAAGGTAACTTTCAAGTCCATTTCAAAAATGCTTCGAACTGGTGTATTGGTCTTTCCAGATATTGTAATCCACAAACATCATTTATTGATCCTCAAGGAACAACAGTATATAGATATTTTGAAGCTCCAAGCTATTGGAAAAGAGATGGAAGAGGATATTATGATTTCGTAGCATGTAGTGAAAAGAATGTAGTAAGTGATTCTATGGAATTGAGATTATATCATACAGTTATAAAAGATACTGGAACAAAAATATTTTTAGAATATAAAGAAGTTGACTATTGGAATGCTTCTGGAAGTCCTGTTACTGGAGGACCTTATAATTTGACTACTAATGCTTCGGCATTTGACCATATTAAATTTACAGTTGATGGTGAAGCTGTTGATGTAACATTAACTAAAGGAACAACAGCAACTCCAGCAAAAATATGTAGTCCATCATATCAGCCAGATAGTAATAAATCAACATACTTCAAACCTGTTGCTCAAACTTGTACTTATCTATATGGTAAAATGGAAATTAGAGAAACCGAAGCTAATGATAGAAAAGGTGATTATCTTACTATTAGTCAGTATGATGCTCGTATTATAACTGGATTTAATTATGATGGATATGATACTGCAAAATCAAATAGTCTACCAATAAATCAAAGACTAACAAATCATGATTGGTATGCTACTCTTGTAAATTTACAAAGATCAAAGTATTTATATGATGTTGATACAAGAGTTTATAATGATATGGCTGCTGCTGACCATTCATTTGTGAGAACTTCTGGAGGAAAGATTGCTTATAATACTGTTCTTATACTTTCAGAAAGTAAAGAATACAGACCTACTCTTGGAGCAAATATGTCAAAAGTTCTTGGATTTGACAATTATGATGTAATTACAAATCCAACAACAACGAATGGATCAGCAGTTACTTTCACCTCTACTGATATCCCTAAATTAATATCGTATGAGTCTGTATTTGTAAGATTAAATAATTTAACACAAAGAAGTATCAATGGAGTTACTGGTAATCAGTCTCAAATCATTTACCACTGCCCTCGTTTTGATAATAGTGGTAATGAGACTGGTGGATTGTTTTTTGAGCCTGGTGAAAAAACTTATCTAGATCTTAACAATGCTGGTCCATTAAGTATTGGAGATTTTTCAGTTGATTTAATTGATAAGACCGAGAGGTTTGTCAAGAGTGCTGTAGGTTCTACAGTTGTAGTGTTACATATTAGACAAAAACAGAAGATGTGAAATAAATATTTAGTTTATACCTTTTTTTAATTATTTTTTAATGAAATACAATAAAATATAAAGTAAAATATAGAGAATGTCAAATATTTTACCTGATATTGTAAATGATCCTGATTTAATTGTTGAAACTCCACCACAATCTGATACTGAGGAGGATGAGCCGCCAGAGCCTGTTAAAGAAAATATTAATACTGATGAAATATTTGTGAAGCAGAAGAAGACGACTGAGCCTGTAGTAGCACCAGTCAAGAAGCCACGGAAACCCATGAGTGAAGAGCATAAGGCAAAGTTAAAAGCAGCACGAGAAAAAGCAATAGCATCACGTAAACAAAAAGCACAAGAAAGAAAAGAAATGAAAGAACTAGAATCAAAGGCTGAAGTAAAAAAGAAGGCAAGTAAAAAGAAAGAATTAGAAGATATTGTCAATGATGTACCACCACCTAGACCAAAGGCTGATATTGATCCTGATATTATACAGAAGGCTATCGATGAAGCATTAATTAAAAATGAACAATTAAGACAAAAGAGAAAAGCACAGAAAAAAGCTAAGATGGAAGAAGAGGTAGCAAGACGTAAAGCTGAAGAAGAAATCAAGCAGATGGTATATCCTCCTAAGGCTTACTATGGAGATTCAGGATTTTTTTCAAAGAACGTTTTTTTCACACAATAAAAATATTTTATAAAGTATAATAATGGAAGGCCCAGAAATTATTCCGATCATTGATGAGAATACTGGAAAAGCAAAATATCATCATCCTAACTTGCCTGACGTAGGTGTAGGAGTCAAAGGTGCTGGAGAATGTTTACTCATGATTAGTCCAAGACAGACTGGAAAAAGTACCATAATTTCTTCACTTTTTCTTAATGATAATTTTTATGGACAAGATTTCTTCCCTGGTGGTGTAGTTGTAATTAGTCCAACAATCAATATGGATTCTACAAGTAGATTTATGAAAAAGAGATTTGAGTGTCATGATACGTATAGTCCTGAATTAATTCAAAATATTATTCAAAGACAAACGGCTAAAGGAGATGATGATCCTACAAAAGAAATTGCTTTGGTTCTTGATGATTGTGTTGGAATGCTAGATAGTAATATAGCAAACCTCGTCACCAGAAGTCGTCACTACGGTATTAAATTATTAGTAATATCAGTTCAAAAGTTCAGAGGTGCTGTGGATCCAATCATAAGATCTAATGCAACATCTGTCATTTGTGGTAGTCCGTTCCCTAATCAACGAGAACTCCAAGCTATAAGTGAGGAATTCGGAGACTTATTCAAGGGCAGTGATAACTGGATGAAATTATATAAGCAATGTTGTAAAAAGAAATATGATTTCTGTTACATGAAGTTATCAAAGAATCCTCCTGAGATGTATCATAATTTTAGGAAACTCGTGGCTACTGGAGGAGCAGATCAAAGTGAAGAAGAAAAAGAAGAAGAACTAAATAAATTAGAAAATATCTCTTAAAATTAATTTGTATTATAATAATATAAAAATGGATGGCTATAACATGAGCAGTGCAATTTCTCTTGGAAACTCCAGAATGGGTGCTGTTGAGAATATGAATGAAAGTATAAGAGAGTTTAATAAGTCAGCAATTGAAAATGCTTCTAAAGCAGCAACGATTGCTGTAGGTAATGACAAACAGGCAGGAATTATGTCTGGAGTTAAAGATGCTCTTACAGAATCAGTAGCAATGAGTAATTTTAAATCATCATTAAAAGGTTATCAAGAAGCACAAAAAGGTACTGGATTTGGTGGATGGTCTGAAGTAAAGCCAACAGCAGATGAGATGAAACCTAAGGCAGCATTAGCTGGTGAGGAAGTAGATACTCTTGCTGAAAAACCTTCGGCAGCTATTTCAACAAGTGAAGGAACACTTTCTGAAGGTTCTGATATATTAAAGAGAGGTACTGGACTTGCTGAAGCAGCCGAAGAAGCTTCCAAAGGTGCTAAAGTAGCAGGAGCATTAGGAAAAGGTGTGGGTGTTCTTGGAGGTGTTGCATCATCTGCTTTGGATATTGCTGCTGATGTTAAAAGTTTTAAAGAAGGAAAAGGGATTGCTGGAGATAATTGGGAAGAAAAACTTGGAAACATTGCTACTATTGGAGGAACTGCTCTTGACATGTTAGGATTTGTCCCTGGTTTTCAATTAGCAGGTGTATTAGGTACTGGTCTACAAGCAGCTGGTGGAATTGCTGAAGCAGCTGGTGAGGCTGTAGCTACAGCAAAAAAAATTGCTACAGATTCAAAACCAACAGATCCTGTTCCACTTCAACAGACAGCACAGGCATCTCTTGCTGGATCTTTTGCTGCTACAAGATAATTTTTAATTTATTTTTTTTCATTTATTTTTTTATATTTTAACATATTATAAATATGTCTTCAGGATTTTTCGTTGCTGATAACAAGATACCTGTAAAAGAGGATTATGTTGCTATTCCATCTCAAAATGGCCTCACCTATGATGCCCAGAAAGTTATTGAGTTTTACATTCCCCCCAATGTTGCCTATTTCAACCCCAAAAACTCATACTTACAATTTGATTTAACTATTTCTCAGGATGCTACTGCAGCAAATACTCGTCTCCAGTTAGATGAACTCATTGGGGGCCAAATTTTGCTAGATACAGTGAGAATTCACAGTGGGGACAAAACCGAACTGCTTGAGGAAATTAGACACTATCCAGTTCATGTAGCTATGAAGTATGCTTACCATTCGAATGAAACTCTAAAGAATCTTAGAGCATTAAATGAAGGTGCTGGGGTATGGACTCCAGATTCTCGTGGAACTCGTGGCTCTACTAAGTCTCAACTAGCAAATCACAAGTATACTCCTTATTATAAGAATGTAGCTGAAGATCCTACGAGTGAAGCATTTACGAACTCCAATAAATATACTCAGTGTAAGCTCAAGCTCCCACTTCATACTGGACTTTTCCAAAATGATAAGGTAGTACCTTGTGGATTAATGAATGGTTTGTTTGTATCAATCCTTACAAGTGAAAATAAGAGATGCTTCCGTCAGTTAGATAGTGTAACTGAAAACCGTAGACTTACACTCAATCCACTTTTCCACTCTCGTAATGGTTCAACTGCTGCTCCAAGTTCTTGGGAGAATGGTTCTGAATCAAATACTTTTTACATTAAGCACGATAACAATAACTGGGAAGTTGATAATTTCCCTTTGGTTGTAGGTGAAAAGTTTCAGTTCAGAGATTTAACAAAGCAATACCCTCTATCTGGTAATGCTACTATTAAGACAATAGAAACTGCTGGGTCTGGAGCAAATAAGTATGTTAAAGTTACTCTTAATGCTTCTGTTACAAATAATGGTTCAGATATTACGAATGCTGGAAATGTTTTCCTATATTCAACTTCAGTAGCAAATTCTGTAACATACAATCCTACATATTCTATGAGCAACGTAGAACTTGTTCTCAATCAAGTTGATCTTGGTGCTAAGGCACAGCAGGAAGCAATGGCTGATATGAGAGCTGGTAAAATGATGGTTTATGATTTCTTATCAACTCAAGTATACAATTATTCTCAACTCAAGGGTGATCGTGTAGCAAACATTGCAATCCCTGGTAATCACCAACGTGCTAAGTCTGTCATTTGTGTTCCCACGGATGCCTCTGTATATGCTACTAAGGATCAGATTTCATGTGTTGGAACTTATCAAATTCATTCTAACACTCAAGACCATGAATTACTTTCTTCTCAGAGTGGTATTGCTGGAATCTCTAACAGACTCACAGAATATTTCTTTTTCTATGACGGCCGTAATCAGCCAAGCTTGAATGTCAATACGGAAAAGATTTCTTCTAAGAGTTCAGTAGATGCTATTCCTCTCCTAGAATTAGATAAAGCTCTTCAGTCTGCTGGTATGCCAGCCCTCCAGATGTCTCGATTCAATGAGAACTTTGCTGTTGCTAGAACATTTTCTCTCAATGATGGGGTCTATGACATGAGAAATAAGGATTGCCGACTCAATGTCTACTATCAAGATGTTGCTAATCCTCCAGAAAAGGATATGTTATGGTGCAATTTCGTATATCATCTCCGTCGTATAAATATCCGTGCAGATAGCATTCAAGTAGAAGTATAATTTTTTGTAATATTTTTTAAAATAATCTCATCAAAAATAATATATATTAAGTATTATAAAAATGAGCATTATCTACAATGAACTCCAGCCTTCAAATATCAATTCTACACAGAAGATTTCTCACAAGCAAGGGAATCCAATTGTTTCTTTCCTAATTGGTTCTCAGCCACACTTGCTGGATTGTGGTAGTGTTAGACTTTCTGGAGATATTAAGTTCTTTAAGGATGCTAACAGGACACAGCCAACTACTGCTGATCAGCTTGGTATTGATGAAAAACTTGCTATTTATTCAATTATTGATAAAGTAACTATTACATCTCAGAGATCTCGTCAGGTAATTGAAACTATAAATCACTATGGACGTTTCCTTTCCTCATACCTTCCGTATGTATCAAGCCGTGAAGATAAGATGACTTTTTCTAACAATCAGTCTCTATCTGTACCGAACTATGAAACTCAAAAGAGAGAATTAGTTGATTTCCCAGTTACACAGCATGGCTCAAGATTTTGCATTAATCTTCCAACAGGTGTTTTAAGTTCAGGAAATTTACTACCCCTTGGAGCAACGTCTCTTGGAGGTGTTGAGATTTCGTTAACACTTGCCCCAGATGCTCAGGCCTTGTATGCTCTAAATGGTTCTCCCACTGGTCTTGCTGAAGCTTTTTATGAACTAGAAAATGTCCGTCTCCACTGTGAATTAAATGTCCCTCAACAGGCTCTCCCTCCTTCTGGTCAAGTCACCTACAATGCTATTACATCGTATTTCAATGTAATTAATTCTGCTAATGCTGTAGTTAATTTTAACCTCGGTACTTCTAGAACTCTTGGTGTTTTCATGAATATGTGTCCCTCTAAGTATCTTAACAATATAGCATACAACTCGTATGCTACCACTACTCCTCTCAATAGTGATGGAAGCCAAGCAGATATTAAATCAATAATTATAACTAAGGCTGGTCGTCGTATGCCTTTTAATTTCAATTTAGATACAAATGTGAAGGATAGTGAATCGACTACTGTTGTAGATCCTCAGGTAGTTTCCTTTGCTCGTGATAGTATTCGTCCTGATAATCTAAGATCTCAGATTTCTCCTGTAAATACCAACAGACTTTATTCTGGAGCTACGACTCCTCTAACGGCACAGGGAGGTCCTCAGGAATGTATTGGAATTCCATTTGACACGGCAGGGACTGGTATAGGTGAAGATTTTTCAACTACTCCGTTTGGTATCCAGATGGAAGTTGGACTTGATAGTGATTCTCCAAATGCTCTTTTCTTGTTTGTTCATTCTCGGCAGACGATGGTCTATGGTCCTCAGGGCATTCAGATTGTTGCTTGATGAAGTTTTAATTTTTTTTTTAATTAATTTTTTTATGTTTATCATATTATAAAATATGGCTGACATTCAAGAGACTCTTGCTATTTCTCCCCCTAAACTAGATGAAACTAATGTACCTGACCTTATCAAAGTAGGACAGATTGAATCCAATATGGCTATGGATGTCACCTCTGATGTTCTTGATCCAATTGTTTGTAATGATACCAGTTGCCGATTCGTATTTCAGAACAAGGGCTATTTACATGATGGCTCACGTATCACTTTAGCTGTAAAGAAGAATGCTTCTACTTCTGCTGGTGCTTTCTTCCCACTTGGTGTTGGCTGTCATTCTCTAATCCGTCGTGCTACCCTCCGTGTTGGAGGTCAGACTGTCTGTGAAATTGAAGACTATAACTTTTTCAAGTCTTATGAGTCTATGTTTATTTCAAATGAAATGAATAAGGATCGTGAAGCTGTAATGAGTGGTCGGCAGATCTGTCATGAATTTGTCTACAATAATACAGCTGGATCTCAGTCAAATACTGCTGCTAATGCTTATGGTCTTGATACTGGTGTTGAACCATTTGGAGGACAATTGAAGAATCGTTCTTTCACTGATATTAACAATCAACCGACATTTTCTGTTACTCTTGGAGAATTATTTCCATTTATGAAGGGAAAGAATCTTCCTCTCTTTGCTATGAAGCAAGAAGTGATGATTGATTTACTATGGGAACCTCTAAGCTCTACTGGACGTGTTTCTGTAGATGCTAATGCTTCAACTGGATCTCAATTTAGCATTGATACTACTAAGGTCAAGCTTGTAGCAGATTATATTTTCTATGATGGTGCTGTAATGGCTCAGAGGCTTCAGCAGTTTATGAGTAAGCCGACCCAGTTTGTATTTAATGACTATAGACTTACAAAAACGTCTCTTTCTGTAGAAGATGCAAAAAATAGTGTTAGAAATCTAGGTGGAGCTGGTCGTATTGTAACGAAGGTCATTACTGGTATTCATGATGATAATAGGACTGATAGATATATGTTGAATAAATATTCTGCTGTAGCACCAGCAAGAGATTACATTAATGCTTCGGTTGCTCTAAGAAAAAATGGAACTCTAACTACCAACATCCGAATGAATGATTTCTTTGTATTCCCTATTGATTTAAGTAATACTGCTGTATTGTTTGACAAGACGGCACGTGCTGCTCGATCTTTCCCATTTGTTACTCGTGAGGAGTACTGTGCTGAAGGTGATGTTCTAACTACGGAGCAGTTCCACGGAACTGCCCAGAATGGTTCAACTGGTCTTCTTGGAAACTTCTTTTTCCAGTCATACAAGCTTCCTGTAGGTCGTATCAATTCTCGTGGTCTTGAATTGACTACGAAGTGTGATGCTCTTCCTACACTTGCTGGTGGCCAGACATACACTCAGAGAACCTACATTGAAATTGAAAAGGTAGCCGAGCTTCGTGATGGATTCTTAACAGTAGGATTTAGTTAAATAAAAATAAATTACTTTTTTCTATCTTTAATATATAAATGTCTAATCAACCTCAAGAACGATCTTATGTTGATGTGAAATTATTAGATTGTAGCCGTAGAGCTTCAATTGAATATACTTCTGGAAATGAAGCTAATAATGCTATTTTTACAAATAAATTAAACTCTGGTATACAATTAGATGTAGGAGATACAATAAATATTCATTCAGCTATTGTATCAGAGAGAGGAGCTGGAGGTCAAACAATAGAATTAAAAGGAAATTATTTAGATAAAGTTGGTATAGAACATATTACAAAAATAACTCCAAACTCAATTAAAAATAATTATAAAGAGAATGGTTATTCAGAAGTATTAAATAGATATGATTCTATCCATTATGAGACAGAACCAATTTTTAAAGATTTAAA